GTAAGCGGCGGCGTACCTTCAGCGGTCGCCGAGAACGCCATCTGTTGTCCGACATTCACGGTCAGCGTGTCGCCAGTCTGGGCGAACGCGGTAGCAACTAGCAGGAGCGAGGCGAGGATGCGTTTCATTTTAGGTCAAGTAAGGATCAGGAGCCAGAATAACCGCAGGATCGAGACCGAGCTGCGCGCAAATGGCGATGGCAGTGGGATTGTTATTCCAGAACCAAGCGTAGTTAGTCCAAAGGAATTGTTCTTCGGCGTTCAGACCGGCAATGACGGCCATCAGATCTGGGATCTTGCCAGCGTCGAGGACGCGGCTGGTGATCGTATCCTTGCTGACGCGGTAGGGCTGCGGGGGCGGGGGAGGCGGTGGCTGCGGTTGCGGCACCATCAGCACCCAGCCATCGACCTTGGGATTCCCAGCGGCGACGCAAGCGTTGAACCAAGCGTCGTCGAACTGGCGCTCCTCTCCAGTGTTCGTGTTGATGTACCAGCTCATTAGTAAATGCGAGGATGCGGTTGAACGGTAGGCGTGCCCACCGTCGTCAGCGTGTAATTGTTCCGAACGTCGATCTTTTCCCGCACGAGCGGGTAGTAAATGTCAGGAGTCGGGATGCGTGATGGCTTGAACCCATCTGCGAGCGAAGCAATTTCAGCAGCCGACAAGGCGCGAGTCCACGTCGCAAATTCGGCCAAATTGCCTCCAAATGCCTCAGTGCCAGCTTGTCTCGCTCCGATTCCTGTTGCTGCTGTCCGGCTTGTTAATCCAGAACCTCCAGAGGCTGATGCATCCTGCACCCCATTCAAGTAAAGAAGTGTGTTGGACGAATTGTAAACCAATGCGACGTGCGTCCACGCAGAAGCCGAAATATTTGTCGCTGCCGTAGGAACCCGAAAACTGCCATCATTAACTGCCCCAACTACCTTTGCCGTCGTATTGATTGCAAGTAGCCATTGATAAACCAATCCGGCATCCTCCCAAAGACCACACATTGTTTGATTTACATTTACTGCGTTGGGATAAGCCCAGATCGAAACCGTAAACGCAGGAACATTGTAATTCCGCGTGTACGTGAAATAATTTCCGCTGGAAGTGCCGTAGGCCATTAGGCAGCACTCCTTACTTCGACCGCGATCAACTCGGCATCGCCAGTCATCGTGTCGTTGGTCGTATCGCTGGAGTCGCGGTAGACCTTGATCGCATACGGCTTACCAGCGGTGATTGAGTCGATTGACGTGCAGGTGATTTCAGTCACGGTCACATTGCCTGACGTGCCGGAGGTGGCGGTGCTGACCTCGGTTGCCGTGTCGAAGGCATAGCTGTCGATGTCCTGATCGGAAAGATCGGCAAACTGAGCACCCCACCGGCAATTGCCGCTCGTTGCACTGGTCGCCATCCAATGGATGCGGACCTTCAAGCCGGACGACACGACCGCAGCTTCCGGCAAGACTGACACAAAGATGGAGGACTCATTGGTTGCGCCATCGTCGAAATCGAGCACCGCAACGCTGTTCCGCGTATCCAACGTGGCAAAGGCCGTTGATGGAGGCTGGTTGTTGAGCGGGGTGAAGTCGGCGTAGGTCTTGGTGCCACCTCCGGAGGCGCTCACGGTGGCCCACTCGGGGTTGGCTCCGGTTCCGTTGGTCTTGAGATAGTTGCCGGAAGTGCCAGCAGCTAGCCGAGTCCACGTAGACGCACCGCGATAGAGGATGTCGCCCTGAGCGGCAGACCCCACCAGATCGAGCACCTGCGTCAGCGTGGCATCTTCTGGATCTCCGGTCGAGGCCGTGATGCGGGCCTTGATCGTCGAGGCCGTCATATTCGCCAGCTTGGCGTTGGTCACGGCATCGTTCGCGATGGTCGTCGCGAAGGAGCCCGTGCCGCTGCCGGTGACGTCGCTCGTCAGCGTGATCGTCTGGTCGCCCGTGTTGGTGCCCGAGCTTGTTCCCGAGAACGTGCCATTCTGCGTCGCGAGCGTGCCGAGGCCGAGCGTCGTGCGCTGCGCCGCAGCATCCGCATCATCGAGGAGCGCCTTGCCCGCTGTCGTGATGTCCCCGCCCAGCTTGGCCGTGCTGACGACGCCGTTCGCGATGGTCGTCGAGTTGCTGTTCTGGCTCGCGGTCACGTCGCCTGTGAGCGCTGCCCGCTCCAGCGCGAACTGCCCGCCCGTCGCCAAGTTGACCGTGATCGACGTCGAGTTTTGGATGACGCGCTCCGCGGAGAGCGTGCCGTTCGCGCTCGCGACCAGATACTCGGCGTCCGTAGGAGCGCCGCCGCCACCGCCGCTCTGCGCGACCCAAAGCGGATTCGCGCCTTGCCCCTGCGTCGCGAGCACGTAGCCCGAGACCGAAGGCGCGAGCCGCTGCCAGCTCGTGCTGCCGCGATAGAGGATGTCGCCGTAAGTCGTGGAGCCGACGAGATCGAGGACTTGCGTCAGGCTGGCATCTTCGGGATCGCCGGTCGAAGCCGTGACCCGCGCTTTAATGGTGCTCTGCACCATATTCGCCAGCTTTGCGTTCGATACCGCGTCGTTGGCGATCGTGGTCGCGTTACTATTCTGCGAGGCCGTGACGTCGCCAGTCAGCGCGGCGCGCTCGAGCGAGACCTGGCCGCCGGTCGCGAAATTGACCGTGACCGAGGTGCTGTTGCTGATGACGCGCTCGGCACTCAGCGAACCGTTCGCCGATGCAACGATGTATTCGGCATCCGTCGGCGCGCCGCTGCCGCCCGTGTTCTGGACCCAGCTTGGGTTCGCCGCGGCGCCGTTCGTCTGGAGGATGTAGCCGGCGGTCGCCGCAGGCAGCCGCGCCCAGCTGGTGGCCGAGCGATAGAGGATGTCGCCTTGCGCCGCGCTTGCGATGTCCAGCTGGTCGAGCGTCGGCCGCGCGTGGACGTGATCGACGCGGGCCGCGGTGATCGAGACGCCGGCCGTGGCCGAGGCACCAAGCGCAGCCGGAGCGGTCGAATCGAAGAGCTGCCGATTCCGCCAGACGGTGGTCGAGGAATCGTAAGAGAGAAAATCGCGATTCGCGACCGTGGTCACGAGGACGTCGTGCAGTTCCTCGAGCTCGAAGCCGTTGAGGATGTCGACGTAGATGATACCATCGGCGGTGCCCGCCTTCTTGATCACGTACCCGATCCGCACCGAGTGATTCGGCTGCGTCGGCCGCGTGTTGACGAGCCCGCCGGGAGTCGTGGCCGAAAGGTAGAGCGTGTCGCCCTCGTTGAAGGCGTTAGTGTTGATGCCTCGCAGCAGGCCGTTCGTGATGATGAAGCCGGACGAGTTGTTCCCGATGGTCTGCGAGATGAGTCCGATCGTTGTCGCCGAATTAGCATCATCGGTGCCCAGCGCCAGCACCACCTTCAGCCGCGTGCCCGAGGAGCCGTCCTGCCGCACGACTTGGCCCTTCGTGAACGGCGAGCCGCTCTGGTTGTAGACCTGAACGTGCGCGTCGACGCCGAGCAGCGCATTGACGCTCGAATTGAGCCCGACCTCGATGGCGCCCTCGGTCGCGTTCCAGACGGCTTTCGCCGTGGTCACGCTCGCGGTGCTCGACGTGTTGAGCGCGAAATAGTCGACCTGGGTGATCGTGTTCGTCGCGCCGAAGACCGAATCCACCGGGAAGTCGATTGGGTCGCTGCCGCCCGTCTGATGCGTCGAAGCGTGCGCGGTAGGCGTGCGCGAGTCGGAGAGCCGCGCGTCGTTCGCCTGCACGGCCTTCAGCGCTGCGCTTTCGCCCGAGGTCGCGAACGTGACGACGCCCGAGGCGCTCGTGCTCGCCGGCTGCTTGATGTTCGCGAAGGCTGCCGTGATCGACGCGACGTCGGTCAAGTTATTCGCGCCGAGCATATCGCCGCCGCCGGGGATCGTTTCCCAAAGCGTCGTTGTGCCATCCGTCTTGAGGAACTTGCCCGCGTTGCCCGCCTGCGAAGGCAGCGAGTCACCGCCGCCCCCACCTCCGCCGCCTGCACCACGCGCCGCGATGACCGCCCACTTCGCGCCGGCGGTGGCGATGTTCTTCCGCCCCGGCGTGTCGTTCGTGTCCTCCAGCGCGAGGTAGGTCGAGCCGTACCACGAGAACAGATCGCCACGCTGCGCGACCATCCCCTCCTTCCATTGGCCGCGGTACGAATCGATTAGTGTCGGAGCCGCGGCCAGTTCTTGCTTCGGCAGCGCCGCGTTTACCGCGTGCTGGATCTCGATCACCAGCCCGCGCTCGAGCTTTGTAATGCGCTCCTTCGCGGCCTCCGTTAGCGTGCCCAGGATTCGCGACTCGATCTGCTCCGCGGTCAGGCCGATCTGCTTCTCGGCCTCGGTGAACTGCGCTTGAGCAAGACCAACGATCTCAGCGCGGATGGCTTCGAGCTTCGTCTGCGACTCGGCGAGCGCGGTGCGGCAGCGGCTTTCGAGGTCTTCGTTGTATTTGGCATAGGCGTCCGAGACGAGCCCAGGCACCGCCTCCGTCAGCTTGGACTCCAATTCCTTGCGGATCTCCGGCACCGTCTTGCCGATGCGCTCGAGCAGTTCGTCGAGCGTCTTATCGTGCTCGACCAGCAGCTGCGCGAACTCCTCGGCCCGCTGGCCCAGCTGCTCGTTGCTCGTGATGATGGCGTCGAGAACGCTATGCATTGTCAATGGGTGCGGAGGCTTTTGATCTTGGCGCGGCGATCAGTCACGCTCGCGAAGAGCGCGGTCAGCTTGTTCTCGGCGTCGGCCTTCTCGGCGAGCATCTTGCGCGCGTCGGAGAGCGTAACGACCGGAGCGGGAGGCGGCGGCGCCACGACCGGCTTCGGCTGAAATCCGAACGGCTTGAGTGCCTGCTCGATCTGCGCCTCCGTCTTCGCGTTCTGCCCGAGCTTCTCGCGCACGGCGGCGAGCTTGGTCGCCTTGTCAGCTAGCCGCTCGAGCGGCCGCTTCGCGCGATTGCGGCCCGCTTCCAGCGCGGCGGCTACGCTAGTCGGCCGGCTTAGTTCCTCGCGCTTGAGCGCCTCGGATTTCGCACGCGCCCAGCTGGCGCCAGCGTCACCACCCCAGAGCGCCCACGCGATGCGGCCGGCGGAAGGATAGCCGTCCTCGCCAGGAGAGAAGCCCGTGCCCTGCTTGTCCACCTCGTGCCGCGCGAAATACGAGACCATCCGGCGCACGGTGTCGGGAGAAAGGTTGGACTTGTTCGAGATGTCGCGCGCGCGAGCGACGCCAACTGCCGTGCCTCCGCGGTTGAACTTCTCGCGCCACTCGAGGCCGCGCTTGGCCTCGGCTGCCATCGCATCGGTCGGCGTCAGGTCGACGCTGGCGAAGCGCGCAAGCTCGGCCGGCGTCGGAGGCTGGTCTGGCGTTTCGTCCTCGGGCGATGCGGTCGACTCCGCCTGCGCCTCCGCGGCAGCGCTCGCCACGTTGTCGCCCGTAGCGGCAGCAGCGGACGGCGTGCTCGGGAGCGAATTGGTCACGAGGCGAATCGCCGTCTCGGGGATCTCGTAGCGCTCGGAGAGCTCCTTGACGTAGCTCGCTTCGGCCGCGATCTGCTCGAGCCGCGTGAAGGCGTCGGTGCCCTGCTCGGCCGCGATCTCCTGCAAGGACTTCGCGCCTTGGCGGTTCTCATTAAGATTGGCCTGGCTCTCGCGACCAACGTCGATCGTGAGCTTGGGCGGGAAGCGCCACTCGCCGCGGGTCGCGCGCTTAAGCGCCTGCACCGGAGTCTCGCCGGCGCGAGCCGGAGGCGCCGGGATCTCGCCGCGAGCGATGGCGTCGAGGATCACCGCGTTCTTGATCGGGTCGAGCACCTTGTCGACGAGCACGCCTTGATGCCGCGCGAAGACGCGGTCGGCCGCGGCGAACTCCGCGCGCACGCTCGGGCCGGCGTAATCCTGCGTGCCGAAAAGGACGCCCTTCGGGATGCCGACCGCGATGGACAGCTCGTGCATCAGATGCGCGATGAACCCCGTGAAGGCGGTGCTCGGCCGAGCCGGCATCGTCTCGACGCGATCAGCCTGGCCGAGATACTTAATCATCCCGACCTCGGAAAGCTCGTTCTTCTGCTGCTGGCCGCTGGGCAGCACCGCGCTCGGGGTCGGCGTGAAGAGGTTGCGCGCGTTGGCCGTGCCACGATCGGTGAAGACGAGCGCCGCCTGCTGCGAGGCGAAGCGCACGCCGGCCTTCTCGGCTTGCAGGATCTCGTGCAGCATCCGCGCCGTCTGGATTGCCGCGTGAAAGTCGGTAACGCCGCGGTATTGATCGACGCGGAACGGGTCGAAGTAGTGGCAGAAATTCCCGGCCGGAACGTCCTCCGCGCCGAAGTAGACGCCCTCGCGGGTCACGCGGTAAATGCGATACGCGACCGGCACGCCGAACTCGTTCGTGATGACGCCTTCGAAGTAGTTCTCCGAGTCGAGCCCCATCTCGTTTGGATTGCCGATGCGGGTCGCCGGCACCAGCTGGAGCTTGAGCCCGTCGCCTACGCGTCGGATGACGAAGCCGCAGTCGCCGTCAACCGGCCGGTTTTCCGCGGCCAACTGGACGAGCTTGCGGAAGGAGTTGCGGCCCGTCGCGTCGGCCTGCTTGCACCACGAGTGGAACCACTCGTTGACCGTGGCGTTGTAGTCGCGGTCTCCAGTCGTTGCCGAGTATTCGGTCGGCGTCAGGTAGTTGCCGAACTTGCGCGAGACCTCCTTCACCTCGGGACAATTCTCGACCAGATTCCGCGCTTCCCACATCATCACCACGCGCTCGCGCACCGTCTGCGAGGACTCGCTCGGTTGGCCGTACTGCATCGGCGCGTAAAGCCGGTTCGTCTGCGCGGCGTTGTAGCTGAAAAGCGCGGTCTCGACGCGAGCCTGGAGCCGGCGCAGCGCGGCCTGCGGAGCGATGGTCTCGAGCGCCTTCTCGAACCACGGCCGGTTGCGGATGACTTGGGTCGCGTCGAAGGTCTGCATAATCAATTGCCCGTGAAGCTGACGAACGTCGTGTCGGTCGTGTTGCCGTTTTGGTACTCGATGGCGGCGGTGATGTCGCCCAGCATCTTGTTCAGCGTGTTAAGATCGGCGCGCGTGACGGACTTGCCGTTGAGCGAGTAGCTCGTGTTGAGCAGGCAGGCTTGGATTGCGTCCAAGACCTTGGACTTGAGCGTTGTCAGCGTCGCAACGTCAATGTCGAGGAAGGGATTGTCGACCGCCATAAAAGAGCGGCCGCCGTCAAAAGGTTTTTTGACGCCCCGTAATGCTACGACTTTGACGGGGTGAAGCGGATGATGCCCGCGATGGTCGCCATACAGAGGAGCATCGCCGATGTATCGAGGCCGTGGTTGGGCGCGTTGCTTCGGACCTCGCGCCATTCCCAGACGCCAGTCCGCACCTCGACCTTGGCCTCGCCCTTGATGTGCTCGAGGTAGAGCGGGTTGACGTCCGACGGCAGTTCCCAGCGCAAGTCGCCCTTGCCTTCGAGCGCGGTCGCCAACGTGTCCTTAAAGTAGTCGCCGGACCAGTTGTAAAAGTAGACGTCGCCCCCGCGGTAGTCGCTCACCTGCGGATCCGAGAACGGGAAGTTGACCATCGTCCCGGTCGCCTCGTCTCGCATCGTCCACGTCCGCCGACCGTAGCCGCGCATCGAACGCCAGCCAAACTCCGCGCAGTCGCGGTCCACGTCCGCAGGCCGATAGCCGCGGTCCTGCGCGACGCAGGCGCTCGAGACCTTGAAGCGCTCTTGGAGCGCCCGCAGCTGGTCGCGCGTGTCGATGCGCCCGAACCACAGCTGACGATAGCGCGGCCCTTGCGCCGTGCTGAACGCGCCGACCTCGCACCAGAAGTGGTCCTGCTGGCGATCAATCGCGAGGAAGCGGATCGCCTCGTCGGGGATCGACTCGCCCTGCGCGTAGTCGGCCAACTTGTAGCCCGAGTCCTTGAGCAGCACGTTTACCGCCTTCTTCTCGACGATCCACGGCAGCGCTTGCCGCTTCGTCCGAAACTCAATCTTCGCCTGCTCGTCGCCCGTGCGGACTAGCTGGTTTTCGGCCTGCAGGAACTCTTCGACTAGGAGCCGCATCGGTCGCGTCACGATTGCCTCGAGGCGGAAGGACCGCACCTCGCGCGGCGCCGCAGGATTCATCGGCACGAAGCGCCCGGTCTTCGCCCAGCCGGCGCGGGTCGCGTCGCTGTCCGCGGACTCGTGCCCGCAGGAGATGCAGCGAAAGCGGCAGGTCTCCACCGCGCGCCCGACGTCCCACGTCTCGTCATCGC